CGTGAAAGAGATAATGCCTTCGGTGAAATAGCCGTTCTCTTGGCTGATGGTTGCCGCCGCACTGATGCTCGACTGAATGGATCCGGAACCCACAGAGTTTGTAAAAGTGTAGGTTGCCTGGTCGACCGTGCAGCCAGCGCCGTACAGATCCCAGTGGCATGGCGGCTGGATGAGAACGCGCGGCATCTGCTGGTTCAGCAAGAAGATGAACGACTGACATTGAATCTCTGCCGAGGTTCGTCCCACACGCTGCGTCGTCGCCCACTGCCCAATGAACTTTGTCTCAACCCCTAAACTGGTGTCGCCATAGGTGGGCATATAGGCGGTGTAAACGGTCACGGTCGCGCCGTCGAAGAGGCCGAGGTTGATGCCTTGGATGATGGTGCAAGGACGTCCAGGCACCAGCGTCAGGTCGTCAGCCGACACCGTGAGGTTCATCGTGGTGCCTTGAAGTCCAAGTTTCGTGGACACTGTGCCGCGCTTCCAGTTGCCCAGGCCTGTGGCGTTGTAGACGTTGCCGCCATAGGTGATGCTGAGCTGGCCGTCCGTCGTTCGCAGGATCGTTCCGTCTATCAACTCGATCTGGAAAAGATCAGCCTTGTAGATCGATTCGACAGAATTAGACAGCAGGAAGTTGCGCATCGCCGTGGTGATGTTCTTCACTTGGTGGCCTCTTCCCAGTTCGGGATGTCCACGTTCTGCCCGGCGAGAGCGTGCTCCGAGTCTGCGCAGTATTCCATGCGGCCCTCGCGCACAAAGCTATGGCAGCGCGGCTGAGGTTTGAATGGCGGCGTGCTGTCGTGACCGTAAATAAGAACCGAAGGCGTTAGTGTCGGCGCATCGGCTGATCCATTCCAGTCCCACTTGCGGTCACCACGCACGGGCACGCCGTGCATGCCATCGCAGCCTGGGCACCACCACAGCAACGTCCCGTCATCTGCTAGCGACGCCTTCAGCCCTTTCACAAAATCACGCTCCGCAATTTGAGGCTGCCGCTCTCCCAGATTTTACGCATGAATTCTTCGAAGTCTTGCTCGTCGGTATCAAACCGCGTCCGGTAGAAAAATGCTCCGGACCAAGTGAGCGCCAGTCCTGCAGGAGGCGCAGTGGTGAACGTCACGATTCCTGTCGATCCGAGAGTGAACGCCAACGTCTGGCCGCCCGCAATGCGGATCACTGGCGTTCCGTTTAAGTTTTGCACGATGTCTGATCCAATGCCGATGGATCGCAGCAACTGAAACTGCGTGGTCGTGCCGTCGCCAATCCCAAAAAATTGCCCACTTACTTGGTTGTCGTAGGGATCTTGATAAAGGAAGTCTGAGAGCATTCCGCCCATCGCCAGAAAAAATCCGAGCACATATTGCAGGTCGGAACCCTGATCCTGTTCACTGCCGCGCAGGCTTTCGATGCTCCAGTCCCACTTCCATATGGGATAAGGCTGCAGCCCGGTCCTCACTTCACCGCGGCGCGATACCGGTGTCTGCACGATGGTCGAGAAACTCGGCGTCTTCTTCGGGTATCCGAAGCGAGCGGCAAAAGGCGGAGAAAACTGAAGACTTGTGTGCGCCATTTTAGTGGCCCGCCTGGCGCATGTGTTTGCGAACCGCGCTCGCTACAAAGCTGGCATGCTTGTCAAGCATTTTGCGGAAGTTTGTGTCGTCAGACCCGTGCATGACTACGTTTTGGTTGATGTTGATGTCCCCGCCATTCGTGGTCGAGGATTGTCGCAGATCGTTCATCGTGGGCGCGGGAATCACAGCTTCGCCCTGGTGCAGCATGGCGACGCCATCGCGAGGAACATACCCAGTACCGACGTCGAAGGATGCAAGGGCGGCGAAGCCTTGAGCCTCCCCGTAAACTGCCGCGCCGGCACCAGGCGCGATGGTCCATCCTACAACAGGGATAGCCGCAGCACTGGCCATGGCGGCGACGGCGGCGACGGCGGCATAGGACTCAGCCATCGCAACATTAGCCGCAGCGGTCGTGGCGGCGGCTGTGGCATTTGCGGCGGCATCTGATGTGGTTTTTGCTGCATTCGTGCTTTGGTGGATCACCAGCGAAAGCAGTTCCTTTTCTGCCCACTTCAACGCCCAAGACTCAGCCGAATTGATTCCCGAAATGACCAACTGCTGCCCCATCTTGGCAAATTCAAGTCCGATGTGCCGTGTGCTGAACAGCATGCGGTCCTGAACTTGAAGCCAGCCCTGGTTGATCTGATTGAAAGCGCTAAGCCACGGCTGCGCGATTTGTTGATTTATCGCTGATTGATCCGCAATCCCGCTGGCTTGCGCTTGCCCCTGGACCTGCACTTTCTGCGCTTGCAGCTGCCCCACCTGTGCTGCGCGCTGTTCCGGGTTCAGCGCGGCGTCCTGCGAGACACGCGTCAATGCGGCGTCTAGGCGCGCTAGTTCATCGGCGTAGGCTTTGGCATGGATGGCGGCCTCTTGATGGGCGGCAGCCAGCTTGCTGATATTCCCACTGGCCTCTCCAGCTTTCAGGTTTGCCTGCGCAATCGCCTCGGCGGCACCCTCCTGGGCGGCCTGCATCTTTTCTGCATCCTGCGCGACGTTGTTCGCGAGCTCGCTTTGCTGCTTGGCGACCTCCTTCGTGACGGTTTCGGCTTTCAGCCACGATTCGGTAAGTTCTTCTCCGACCTGGCTCGACAGCGTTTGCGTTTCCTTCTGTGCGCGACCCAAGGCGCGATTCGATTCGTCTATCGCGTGCTGATACTCTTTGCCACCGGCCTGCGCGATCGCGGCGCGTCCGATCCAGTAATTGGACTCTTCGAGCGATGTCAACGTGTGTGTGGATTTGAGTTTTTCGAGATATTCGTTATCGGCTTGAATTTCCTCGTTTTGTTCAGCGCGCTGTGCCGCGAGCAGTTTGCGGGCTTCCGCATCTGCCTTTCGCTTAGCAGCAGCCGCTTCCTTGTCTTCCACCTCGGGCAATTTAAGTTCAGTTCCCTGAAGCTTGACCTTCAGGATGTCCATCTCGTGGCCGAAGTCTTCTGAGGCAGTCTTCGCCGTCTGCAGTTGCTTATTGATTTCCGCCAGCTGCTTCGGATCGGAAATCTTAGCCACTTGCTGCTGCACCGTGAGACCCTCACCACCAATTACCGGCGTGGTGACAGTAACCTTTTCGGTTGCCAGTTTGGTATATGCAGTTACTAGCTGGTCCGCCTGCGCCTTAGCTTCCCTGGCGTATTCAACCTCTTTCTGCGCGTCTTCCACTTTCTGCTTTTGTAGGGCCACGCCGGTTTTACCCTGCTCGTTGACCGCAGCCTGAGCATCGGCGAGCTCGCGCGCCTGCTGAATTTCTTTCAGCTTCACCGATGCATTTTGAATGCTGATGTTGTCTGGATTGGCCGGCGCGTTTTCATACAGGCGCGCGAACGAATCTTTCGTAAACTTGTCGCTCTTGACGCTTACGATCTTGTTCCCGGCCAGGATGGCGTCGACCTGCGCCTTTTCGGCCGCGCCGTCTAAATCCTTGAATGCCTGAATAAGCCCGTGGACTGCGCCCACGGCTTGACCGAGCACACCGATCAGCGCGACCACTCCGAAGATAGGGAAGGCCGCCTGCATGGCAACGCCGATACCCGGCAAGGTTGCCAGGAATGCGCCGGCAGCGCGCGTGCTTCCCTGCAGATTGCCGGATAGCACACGCAGTTCGGCGCTCGCCGCCATGCGTGCGGAAATATTACTTCGCAGAACCTGTGTTTCGGCTTCTTCGGTTTGGCTGAAGGCTACCAGCGCGTCCTGCGCAGAGTTGAGTTCGGTCTGGTACAGCTTCAGAGCTTCGGCGGCCTGGACGTTTCCCGACTCGGCGGCTTTACCGAAGTTGGCCTGCGCATCGGCCATGTTACGCATGGCTGCCTGCACGGCGGCCTGTGCTTGCGCAAGCCCGCCATTGAGCTGCGAGGTATCAACGCGTATTCCGAGTTTGATATCTCCATCAGCCATTGGCAGCCGCCTTGCGCTTCTCGTGTTCCTGCTGCAACCAAGCCGGTAAAGCGTTCCGATCAACAGCAGCGCCGAACACTTCGTGAGCCTTCTTCACCGCACTAGACGACTGAATCGTTTTGCGCTCCCCGTCTTTGGGTGGTTTGTAACCGACGAAACCGCGCAGCAGTTCGTGCTCGGGTGGCCATTCCTGCCAGTACTTCAGCAGCGAAATGAGATGGGAGAAAGGCCATCGCTCCACTTCCTCAATTGAGCACTTTACTGCAGTAGCGGCGCGACAGAAGATGTGCTGGTAGTCGATTCTGCCGCGGCTGCTTCCCCCGGCGACTGCTTCTCTGCTTTGATTTCCGTCACGTCGAGCACGGCAAGAAACATGCGGTTCAACTGGGACCACCCGATGAATTGATCGACCTTTGCGATCGCTTCGTCGATTTTCAAACCCGCAACCAGGCTGTCGCCACCGTTCGCCAAGGATTGCGCGACAACGCGCTGGCTGAGCAGGGTGCGTTCCGTTGCGGTTGTCTCGGCGGTTTGCTTAGCCTGTTCGTCGACCAGCGCGGCGACCTCCGAAGATCGAAGTTCGCCGAGCGTGTACTTTTCTTCAAACGTTGCGGTTTTCAAGTGGTTCTCCCTATTACCACGGCAAGTAGATGCGAGCGACCTGTTGAGCCGGATTGGCAAAGGCTTCCCAATCCGAAGAGCCCATGGTGTAGTCGTCCTGCTTGGTGGACAGGTCGATCTTACCGATGCGCACGTTGTAGAGATAGATGTTCTTGTCGAAGCCCTGGTACGGCATCGTAAGATCCATTGAAACAATCGGTCCCCAGCCCATGGGGTGATTCAGAATCTGCAGCGACGAACCAGCGGTGGTCGTGTAGTAGTAGTTGATCAGGAGGGCGCGGCCTTCGTCGGCGGCGGCGAATGTGTAAACCCCAGCGCTGACAGAATACTGACCGGTTGCCGGACCCGTGCCGACAGCCTGTAGCGGCTGACCCGTGGTCGCATCGAGCACGCCGGCATCCTGAGACCATATCGTGGGAGTGGTGTTGTTGTTCACGGTCACGGTGAATGGCCCCGTCGCTGGCACACTGTGCGCTTCTGCGTTCTGAAGAACTAGGCCACCTGCCGTCGTTCCCGACTCGCCGAACATGATGTTGTTCCAGTTGGAAAGCCCAAACTGGGCAGACTCGAACGAGCCTTTGATTTCGCGGTTGCCGACGGCGGTGTCGACAGGATACTGGTACTGGCCGCGAAGCTTTTTGATGTCGCCCGAGAACGTCAGCTTCACGTTTTGAATGACGCCGATCTGGACGGGCGTAGGATTGGTGGGTTGATTTCCCCCGGCGGGCATTGCATAGAGAAAACCTGCGCCGAAGCCTAACGTTTCAATCTGGGACATAATGATCTCCTTTGTTCCATCTCGCGCAGCGGCGGGTTTTCCCTTAAACGCCGCGATACTAGCACTAAGGCCACAATGCGTTGAACAACTTTCAACCGGTCAGAATCGTAATCGGAAACACCAGCATCGCCGGCGGAGTGATCAGCCCTTCGTCAAACAGCACATCTCCGTCGATCCAGCAGTTCTCAACCAGGCCGCCTAACTGCTGTTTCCACCCGCCAGCGATGGTCGGCTGCAACGCTGCGTCAACGGCCGCATAGTAAGCGTTCAAGGTGGGCGAAGTGGCGTCTGCGGTATCGTCCACATTCACTGCAAAGTAAAAGAAAAGCGCAGCCTTCAGCTGATATTTGGTCAGTCCAAGATGCCCGGTCTGCACTTGCTTGATGCCAGGTGTCTGCATCTGGAAGAACGCCGGCATCTCAGCCGATCCAACCGTCGACCAGGCACGCCAGCGACGCGAGGACGTCGCCAATGGCGTTGCGGACGCCACGCCATTGACCGGCTCGCCAATTCCTGCAACCAGTTCGAACAACGCCTCGAATATCTGCTCTGCGTTGTTCTTCATGCGCCTAGAACCTCACCGGGCACAGATTGAAACTCGGCGCGGATGATCGCTTCGTTCTCGGCGAGCGTCCCTTTCATGAAGAGGAATGGCGGGTTTCCCGGATGGTTCACTCTCTTTGCAAATATGGTTTTTCCGTCGATTTGAAACATCAGCGCCTGTTTCGTGCTCGGCACGATGACGTGAGGCGGGTTGCCGTCTTCGAGCCCCTCGGCATAGGGCGCCGCACCACCGCCGCCCAGCACGCCGCCCGTGATCGCGTCGCCGGTCGTCTCGGTGGGGATCACGCGGATACTGCCGGCCAATTTGCCCGTGCGATGCTTGATCGGATTGCCAGAAAGCTTGCCGTCCACGATCTTTGACTGAAGCATCAGGTCGACCGCCGTCATGCGATTGCCCAGCGCCGTAATGACCTCGGTCGTCTTTTCCTTCAGCTGCGCGTCGACGCCGCTGGTATCAATCGAGAATGTGATCTGTCCGGCAGCCATCTAAGCGCGCCTCCGGTAGTGCTCGATGGTGGCCTGCACGGATGGGTCGATTTCAAACCCGGTGTAGATGGTCGAGCCGGCATCCTTCTGCATGAGGCTTCGAATGCCCTCCCACCCGCGGCGCTTGTAGATCAAGTTCACCCAGCGCAGGATAGCCTCTTGGATGTCGGTCGGCGTTCCCGCATAGCTGTAGCTGATCTGCACCTGCAGCCCAGCATCGGCCGCAGCAAACAGATAGCCGCCCCCCCCCTGCAGGTAGTACTGCTGCGAGGATGGTGCAACTGTGACCGCAGTCAGCGCCTGGCCTGCGTGCGGTCCGTTGAAGTAGACCACGCCGCCGTCGGACTGCCACGGCGCATGATTGGTCGTCAGGGCGTAGGGTGGGCCATCGTTCAGCCAGATCACTTGGCCGTCGCCGGTAATCCCACCTGGGTTGGTGTTCCAGTTCGGCGCCGTCTTGCCCGTGGCGCCCACACCGTTCGATGGAACCACGGACTGGCAAGTCTGGACGTTCACACCGTCAAAGATTGTCGTTCCGGCCGTGGTTGCCGCCGTGGCCGCCCAAGTTGGCGGCAGGGCGGGGATCGTCCGCAGTTCGCCCGCCACCGGAACGGCTGGATAGCCCGCCGTGTAGCTCACCTGAATGGAGTCCGTGATCTTAGGCCATCCGTTGCAGCTATATGGCCCGCCACGCGAATAGATGCCGCTCCAGCCTGCTAACCCATACCCGCCGAAGATCGGCTGGTTTGTGGAGGCACGTAGCCCCAGAAAGCAGCCATCGTCGGAGATAAACCACCCTGGATTATTGGGTCCGGTCGAAGACTGCACGGCATTTCCTAGGATGCTGACCGAGGAAACGCTCAGGATGGGGGAATTACGAAGCTGAATCTGGTCATTCCCGTTGCCGGTATAGGTCTCGGTGTAGGTGACAGCCTGATTGAAAGGGCTGGAGGCTGGAATGCCGCTGCTTTGTGGCCCAACGCCGGTACGCTTCAGGAAGTCGATCGACTTGGACGTGATCAGCAGCTGCAGCGTCGCATTGTCCGACGTCGCCGTCGGATTTTGCCCGAAGATCCAGCTGCGCGCCTGGGCCAGCGTCACCAAGTCGACGGGGGAAGGCTGCTGCATCTAGTTCACCTTCGAGTTCTGAACATGCGCCACAATGCCCTGGTAGATTGTGCCAGCAAGCCTGCGCGCGAATTCCATAGCGTGGACCCACGCCTCGAAGTGGAAATATTGAATCTCGGATTGCTGGAAGTCGCCAGCGGCTGGAATGGACTGGATGACATACCAGCGTCCATGCCGCTTGACCACCCTCGGATTGACTGCTGGAAATTCCATGTCCCGCCTTATGGACAACGCGCCCCGCCAAGGGTTACTTGACGGAGCGCGAGGGAGAACCCGGCAAAGTTCGAGGCTCTGCCAGGTTAACTTGCTCCTAGATTGCCGTCGCCGGATTGAACGCTCCGATGCCCGTAATCACCGCCAGAAGCCCTGGGAAGGTATGTGCCAGCACTTCCTGCACATACGTACCAAAGTTCCAAGCGCGGATGAACGGCGGCCATTCAATCCCGTAGTAATCGCGCTGAACCAGCATGCCGTAGATGTACGGCAGACGGGAGTGGCTATAGCCCACCGGAACCGTCTTGATGTTGAACAGCAGTGTGCCCGGAGGAATCATCGGGTGGATGCGGATCGGCAGCACCCCGGCGCCCAGCGGATTGGCTACCGCGTAGCGGGTGAGGTAGCCGCTGACGAGGAAGCCGCCGAGCAGGTTGCCCTGGCCGTCGCGGCTGGCTACGAACTGATAACCGGTCGCGCTGGTTCCGCCGTAGCGAACCGCATTGTCCAAGCACTCGACAGCAATCTGATCACCCCAGAGTTCGTCGACCGAGGTCTGGAACAGGGTGAAGATTGTTGCCAGCGTGTTCTCGACCTCAAGCACCTTGCCGTTGGCAAGCGAGGTCAGCGACTGCCCCTGCAGGTCGGTCCATTGACCGTACTGCTGTGCATAGCTGAACAAGCCGTCCATGTCATAAGGGTTTGCCGAGTAGTCGACGTTCAGGCCGGTCGTGTTGGCAGCCTGATAGCCGGCGTTCGGGGCCGAGCTCACCGTCACGGAAGGATACTGCGTGATGGCGTAAAGGTAGCTGTTGGCCGTGGTCGGTGTGGCATTGGTCGACACGTACCAGGCATACCCGCCCAGCGCGCCCTTGACCGGAGCGACCGAGAAGGTGGCCGAAGGATTGCCGCCAGAGGTGGTGATGGTGTTTGACCGCGCGGAGATGGCGCTGTTGCCGCCGTTGATGGTGATGGCCTGACCAGATCCCGGAGCGCTGTATGTAAACTGCGGGGTCAGGCCGCCGGCCACTGTCAGCGGACCAAAGTAGCCATACTGAGCGTTCTGCGGGTTCGCCATTGCGGTCAGCGCGACGCAATAGCAGCTGATGGTCGCACCGGCGGCCAGCGAAGACGCGGCGGTCGATGCCACACCGACAGGGGTCGGCGCGGTGCCCAACTGGAAGCCGTTTGATCCGGAGCCGTTGCCGCTATTGCCGTTGAGGATTTGACCCTCTTCCGCCAGGAACAACGCAAGCAAGCCGTCGAGACGCTCAGTCGCGAGGTTGTCGTTGAAGCCCTCACCGGCAAACTCTGCGGTGTAGGTGACCTCGTTTTCCTTGCCGAACTCTTTGTAAGTCGCGACCCTGGGCTGCATGTTCGGTGTGGTGATCTGAGCGCGCTGCGCTTCAGGCACGCCAGAATAGGCATAACCGGGAGTGGTGATCTGCTGCCAGTGCGCCGCTGTGCCGACGCCGGCGTTTGGACGCGCGGGTCGCGGAGTCGCATTGCGGAACGGTGTATAGAACGGGAAGAGCAGATTCACCGGTCCACGGAGGTCGTAGAAGTTGAAGCCGATAGAGGAATAGACGCCAGCCTTGCGCATCGCATCCGACGCCTTCATCACTTCCCACATCTGGCGCTTTGCCAAGCCCGTGGCTTCTTCATAAATCTGCTGATGCTTTTCAAACTGCGCCTGAGACATCGCGCCGACCTTGAGCGAAGCAACAGAACCGCGAACCCGCGTCAGGTCGTCGAGCATCTTCCGGTTGTTTTTCTTCAGGCCATTGACCCAGGCGACCGCCGCAGATTTCTGCGAGGCCAACATGCCCTCATAGGTGGCGTCGTTGACGATCACCTGATTCACACCGCGTGGTACAAAACCGTTTCCAGCCACCATGGTAGTTACCTCATAATTTCAAGATCGCCATGGAGCCCTCGAAACTCGCTTGGCTACTGCCTTTGTTGCTTCACTGCAAAAGCGCTTTTAGTACCCGAGAACCTCTTCAGCCTCAGCCACTTCGACTGCTGCCTTGTTGTTCTTGGTCGAAATATCACCGGTCCGTGGCACTACGCGCAGCGTTTCGGCATGCGCGGCGCCGACGACGATCGCTGCGGGGTTTCCAGAAGCCGATGCATGCAGCTTCGACTGTGTCCGCTTGCGGAAGTCTTCGGTGATCGTGTTCTTGTACTCGTCGGAGGCAAACCATTCGGCTTCTGCCTTGGCATACGCCGCACGCTCGGTCGCGCTCGCGTTTTCGGCCAAGGCGGTGAACGCGCCGCCCGTGTTGCCGCTTGTGGTAGCAGCAGACTTGGCGACGATTGCGGGCATAGCCGCCTTGGCTGCCTTGAGCGCAGCGTCAGCCTTTTCGGCGCCGCCGACTGCCTTCGCCACCTTGGCGCACTTTGCTTCCATGTCGTCATGGCACTTCGCCATTTTCATCTCGTGATCCGCCATCGCCTCGTGATGCTCGGCCATGCCCTTGTGCATCTTGGCCGTCATCTCGTGATCCTCGGCATCGTCGCCACCCTCTTCCGAACGAGCCTTGAAGTGTGCCTCATGCGCTTTGTGCATCTTGGCGACTTCCTCGTGCTCTTTTGCTTTGGCTTCGTGTGCGTCGGACATGCTTTCGTGATGGGCGGAAGAGTCGGCCAAGTGCTCCGTCAGCGTGTCCTGGACGTCTTCGGGAACCTCTACGGTCTTGACTACTACTGCTGCGGTCTTGTCTTTTGGTTCTGCCATGGTGGTGACCTTTCCCGCCGCTTTCACGGCTGCTTGAAGTTCTGTTGCTTCTTCCTCGGCCATCGCCAGGAAGGTTTCAATCAAATTCTCGAGGTTTTCAGTGAGGTCGTCGGGAACCGTCGAACCGTCGTCTTCGTAGTCGCGCTCTGCCAGCGCCTGATAGCGCAGCCAGGACAACTGCTCGAGCATCTGGGCGAAGGCGCCGACTTCCCACATGCCCTTCTCAACCGTGATGCCTTTCGACTTGGCTTTTTCGGACAGCTTGTCGCGCATCGACTTCAAGTCGGAAGCAATGAACGCGTCGCGTTTGGCCTTGATTTCTTCCGGGGTAGGTTCTTTGCTCACTGGCTCCATTACGCGCGCTCCCGAGGCCTTGATGTGGAGGATGTTCGCAACTGGAACCGCCGGCCGATCCACGATCGACAATTCCGAAATCTCAGCGCCATACCGAACGATCACTTGTTTCTTGCAAGAGGCGCAATAGTTTTCGCCACTGGCTAACGGCATTTCATGGGAGCAGGTATTGCATTTGCGCCAGAGGTAGCGGCCACCAAATGAGAACCCCGTAAGAATGCCCTTCTGTGCCTGGCGCCACGCGGTGGGATCGTCGATGTACGTGTTCCCACCGATCGTCTTCGCGGCCTCGTCACGATCAAACCCGAGGACCTTGCCAGCTGGCTGCATCGAGTGCTGATACCTGACGTTGCCATAACTCGGTTCTTGGCCAGCTGCTTTCGTCTGCTCGTAAATCCCGTCAGACCATTTCTTGATCTGCCCAGACTGAAAGTCAAAATCTGCAATCTCGTCGTCGGAATCGACCACCTCGGCCGTAAAACAGCCTGCCACTTCCTGCTTCGCTTCGTCGACCTTAGCGAGTGGAAAAGACTTCGAGAACCTATTCTGCGTTTCGGCGGTCATTCGAGTGTTCTTCTACATCATGACCGGGGTAGGTTAACAAGTACTTTTTTATTTCGTGCCACCGCGATGACAACTGCAGGCGCACTTGGCGCTAAAACAGGCTGTATGGAGTCCGCGCTCGCAGGTGCCCGAAACGGCGGTTGGCTGCTCGTATTTCGCAGAATTCATACCTACGCGCGGGTCGTTTCCACGGTTTAGGCTGCGGCTCACTGCTGTGTGGCTCCCTGCACAAACTTACGCCCTTGACGAATCAGTTTCCTGGCCCGTTTGAATTGCCGGCCGCTCATGCCTTCCGGCCTGCGCAGTTCCTGTTTTTCGGGTTTGCCGAACAGACGATCCACGATTTTGTCGGCTGGATTTGATTTCTGGGCCGTTCGGATGCCCTCGCGCTGCAGCCGTTCCTGCTGTACCGCTTTGCGACCGCCGCCGCCCTCGCCATAGAGTTGCTGGCGCAGGAACCGGCGCACGAGGGCCGGCGTCTCAGGGTTCTTGATGGCCGCGCGGATTTCTTCGCGCGTCGGCAGGTGCGGTTGAGGTGCCTGTGGGTTTTCTGCTTGGGAATCCGCTGCGGGTGGTGCCTCTACGGTTCCGGCTTCCGATCCAGCCATATGACGTGCTCCTCGCTGTGTGGCACCGCTATTACTTTACCGCCGCGGCGCACGAATTGCCAAAGGAGGCGTTTGCTTGGGTCCGCGATCGCCTCAAGTACCGTAACGCATATGGGCTGCTGGCCGATGTAGAGCGTCTGCGTCTCTTCGCTCCACGAAATTGTTCGATCAACCTGCACGGGTCACCATTTCTGCGACAGCCCGCCAATCTTTGACACGGTCAAGATACAAACGCACCTTGGATGCTGAGGCGGGTAGAAGTCCCCGGTGGGAAATGCTTGGCCGAATGGAATGGAACCGGCTTCAGCGTTCGAATCGCAATCGTCGTCCTCGTCATGTTCAGAACTTAAGGACCACTTCACCATTTTCACCATGCCCGACTTTTCCCACGCCGCATAGTTGCCGCCGACCTGGGCAAACGCTACCTCGGTCTGCGCAATCAGTTTCGCGCGGTCGTCGGAGAATGCGCCAGCGGCCTTGATTCGCTGGGTGATTTCATTCAGCGGGGTGTTTTCGGAGAACGCCTCGGTGATGACGTCGCGTAGCATATTGCGCGTGCTGTCGCTGATCGCCATGTCGGCATTCGGGTTCTGGACGAGCTCGCCGTCAACGTACTTCATGCCGACCAGTTCAGCGGAGCGTTTCTTCGCGTAGTCCATCGCGACCTGGTTGGTGGCGTCGATCATCGATTGAACGACGACACGAACAGGCTGCTGTGAAAGAACGATAGGTGCGAGCGTATCTGCAGCCGATGCAGTTTCCATTCGTTCGACCTGATCGAGACCATGTGCCGCGCCGTCAAGTGCCGCTTCTTTCAGCGCGGGCTCGAGGTATGTCGGAAGCGTTTTCCATGGGATTTGCACCATGATCGCGTCGACGATCTGATCGACGTCGGGCTTTGCTTCTTCGTCAGCCTTGCATAGTTTTTTCGCTGGCACGGGCTTCGCTACGATGACAAGGTTTTGTGTGACGTGATGGAAGAACTGCGAGAGCTTCGATTGGATCGTCGACTGTGCGCTGCGCGTGCGGATCGATTCGCGATCGGGTGCGATCATCGCCACGTTGGCGTTGTAGGCTTTCAGCATTTTCGGCGAAGGTGCCCCCGGTTTGGGTTTTGGCGCGTTTGCACCCGGCTGCGTCGGCCCGGCTGGCATAACCTTCGGCTGAGGTGGGGTTCCGATAGGCACGCGACCCTGTGTTGTCGTCACGGCCAGAACCTTCGCATCAGGATCACCCGATGGATCGAGGCCGGCGCGCGCCCTGGCTTCTTCGATGTTCATCACGCCGCCCTCTACGTAGGACACGTCGATATCAGCTTGAACCTTCGGGTCCGGGTCGCGGCTGAGGTCGAACATGAACTCGTATTTTGAGAAACCCATCTTCCACTGCAGGATGTGGTTGATCAGATCCGTGAACCACTCGCGATACGGTGCGATGCCTTCTTCCTCGGCTGCTGACTGATTGGCTTCCGCCGTCGCGC